ATCTGGCGGCGCAGTAAACTGGGTTGTCACCGGTGTGGAAAAGATGGTCAATAGCGCCATTGAAGGCATTAACAAACTGATCGAGGCTTTGCAATCTTTGATCGACTTTGTGGGGGCGGACAAAGCACTCGAGTTTTTCGGGTTCAGCGGCGATATTCCGCCGATCAGTGAGCAGGACTTGAGCCGGTGGCGTATGGAAACCGGCAATGCGTTGAATGATACTACAGCACAGCTTGGCGAAGCCGCGGCTCGGACATTCAACACCGCGATGCTTGAAGGTATCGTCCAAATTGATCCAACTGATCTATCGGGCAACATGGGCGCTTACCGTAATGCGTTTGGTGCATTAGGTCGAGAAATCAACCAAATCCTTTCCGAGTCTCTTGACTTTGATTATATGGGCGAGTTTTTCGATGATGTCCGAACGCAGGCCATCGAAAATGCCCTTTCTCGTATTGCCTCCGGTATGGAAGACGTGGGGGGCGCAGCCGAACGTGCTGCCGAAGAAGTTAAGACGCTTATGGAGGAGATGCAGGAAGGGCTTGAAACCGCAGCCGATAACCTGGCGCAAGTGTTCGGCAATGCGTTCGAGCGATTGGCCGAAACGGGTCGTTTCACATTCAGCGACTTCATTAAGGACCTCAACCGGCTCATCATCAAGTCGGTTTCAGATGTACTTCAGCAGGAACTGTCCAACTTGTTCCAGTCGTTGGCCACTTCGAAAGGAGGTCTCGGGTCACTGTTTTCCAACCTATTCACCGGGCTGTTCGGCGGGGGCAATTTCTTCGGTGCTCGTGCTCGAGGCGGTGTGGAAATGCCGTGGCGTAACTTCCTTGCGGGTGAGGAAGGCGCTGAACTTATTTCTCAGGACGGACCCTCAGGGGCTCGTCGCGTGAAGACAGCGGGGCAAACCCGACACTTGATGCAACAAGGCGGCCGAGGGGGAGGCCCGAACATCACGATGATCGTGCAAACGCCCGACGTGGAAAGCTTCCAGAAATCGCAATCGCAGATAGCATCCCGTATGGGCATGTTTATCTCCCGTGGACAAAGGAACCAATAACATGGCTTTTCACGAAGTACGCTTTCCCACTGACATTGCTTTCGGTTCACGAGGCGGACCAAAACGAAAAACAGTCATTGCGGTTTCAGGGTCAGGCTTCGAACATCGAAACGCTCAATGGGCGGACTCTAAACGAGAATACAACGCGGGATATGGCGTTAAAGACATGGATGACATCCACACTATCGTTGAGTTCTTTGAAGAACGCCGAGGCCAACTTCACGGCTTTCGTTGGAAGGACAAGTTCGACTTCAAGTCCTGCGCCCCGAAGCAGACGCCGGCATTCAATGACGTTGAGATCGGTACCGGCGACGGTACTGAGACCGAGTTTCAACTTACCAAGATTTACGGTTCAACCTATGCTCCGTATACTCGCGACATCAAGAAACCGGTTACTGGCACTGTGTTAGTTGGTGTCAATGGTTCCGCTGTGACATCGGGCTGGTCAATCAACTTGACTACCGGCGTCATCACCTTCGACACTGCCCCAACCGATGGTCATGCCATTACCGCAGGCTTTGAGTTCGATGTCCCTGTTCGTTTCAATACGGACTATCTTGAAATCGACTTAGCCGCGTTTACGGCAGGTAACATCCCTGACATCCCAATCGTGGAGATCCGCATATGAGAACTGATATTCCCTCGGGTCTTCAAGACCATCTCAACACTCGTGAAACAACTCTTTGCTGGTGCTGGCAGATTGAACGATCTGACGGTCAGGTGCTGGGCTTTACTAACCATGACCGAGACATCACCTTCGACAGCGTGACCTACGAAGCTTCCACAGGGTTCCTTGGTACGGAAATCGAGTCTCAGCTTGGCATGAATGTGGACAACATGGATGTCTATGGCGCAGTCGACTCCGACAACATTAGCGAGGCGGACATCGAAGCGGGGCTGTTCGACAACGCGGAAATCGAGGTTTACCTGGTGAACTGGGAAGATGTGTCCGAGCGGGTTATCATGAAGAAGGGCAACCTTGGTGAAGTCAAACGCGGCAAGACAATGTTTCAAACCGAAGTGCGTGGCATATCTAACCAGCTTCAACAGGTCAAAGGTCGACTGTACCAATACGCTTGCGATGCTTTGCTTGGGGATAGTCGATGCGCCAAAGACTTGACGGGAGCCACCTACACCTCTACGGGAACTGTAACGTCAACCAATGGCTACTCTAGTCTTGTTGCTTCCGGACTCGACAGCTATGCTTCGGGGTGGTTTAGCCGCGGCAAAATCACATTCACGTCGGGCAACAATAACGGAATAGTCCGTGAGATCAAGGCTCACTTTAAGTCTGAAGGCGTTGTCAGTATTAGCCTGTGGGAGCCTTTACCCTTTTTGCTTGAGGCAACTGACACGTTCACCATAGTGGCTGGGTGTGACAAGACGTTCAAAGCATGCAAGGCCAAGTTCAACAACGCAGACAACTTTCGCGGCTTTCCCCACGTTCCAGGAAGCAACACAGTGATCCAATATGCAAGCGTGGGTGACCCCAACTTTGACGGAGGAGGCAATTTTGTCGGTAAAGACTGAAGACATCATTCGCGTGGCAAGATCATGGCAAGGAACCCCCTACCATCATCAAGCGTCTCTCAAGGGAGTAGGCGTTGATTGTGTCGGGCTTATTCGAGGAGTATATAAAGAGCTGTATGGTATCGAACCGCCTGAGCTTATCAATTATAGCGCTGACTGGGGAGACAGCAACGGCAATGAAGACATGGTGCTTGCTGCATACAAATATCTTGAGCCAGTGCCCCTCGATCAACTGGGCGCCGGGCATGTGATCCTGGTACGTTGGAAGGAAAAGCGTGTGGCTAAGCACAGCATGATTATGACGGGTGACAGACGCGCCATTCACGCTTACAATCGGTCACCAGTGACGGAGATCAATTTGAATGACTGGTGGATGCAAAAGATCGTTTATGCGTTCGCCTTTCCACAGGAGGTGAATTAACATGGCAGGCTTGTTGCTTTCAGCTGTGGGGGGTTATGTAGGCAGCTTCTTTGGGGGAGCGATCCTGGGCCTTTCGGGCGCGGTTATCGGTCAAGCCATCGGGGCTGTGGTCGGTACTGCCATTGACAGCTATCTGTTTGCCCCTACGTTCAAGTCATCCCAAGAAGGTCCGCGTCTGGACGAAGGCAATGTGATGACTTCCGTTGAAGGTGCTAACATCCTTCGGGGGTATGGTCGTTTCAAAGTTGCCGGCAATGTCATCTGGGCTACACGTCTTCTCGAGGAAGTTGTCAAGGAAACGCAAAAGCAAGGCGGTAAAGGGGGCGGCGGTGGTAGCGAAGTGACGACTACTACCTACAACTACTATGCCAACTTTGCAGTGGGTCTGTGCGAAGGCGTGATCCTTGACGTCCATCGAATATGGGCAGACGGTAAGTTGCTTGACTTGTCTCAATATACTTACCGTATCTACAAGGGGACCGAAACCCAAAATCCTGACTCTTTTATGGAACAAAAAGATGGTTCGGGAAACATCCCGGGTTATCGAGGCTTGGCCTATATTGTTTTCGAGAATATGCAGATCAATAAGTTTGGCAATCGTATCCCCCAGATGTCTTTCGAAGTGACGCGGAGAATTGTGCGTTCTGATGATGATGCCGTTGGCGACTTGGTTACCGGCATTTGTCTGATCCCCGGTACCACCGAGTTTGGGTATGACCCCAACGTGGTGATCCAAAAGTATGACGATGGTAGTACTGCCGTAGAAAACGAGCATCTTCCCGACGGAAAAAGTGACTGGGAACACGCCATCGACCAGATGCAAGAAAACTTGCCAAACGTCAACACTGTCTGCTTTGTGGTTAGCTGGTTCGGCGATGACCTACGTATAGGCGATTGTACCATTCGACCGAAAGTAGAAAACAGCACCAAAGAAACTGATCCTATCAGCTGGACAGTGGCGGGGCTGGATCGAAGCACCGCCTTGATTATCTCTGAAGTAAAACCCGATGTGCCTGCTTATGGGGGTGCGCCCAATGACCTTTCAGTCTACCGTGCGATCCAGGACCTGAAGGACCGTGGCTACGAGGTCATGTTCTATCCGTTCATTGTTATGGACATCGAAGACGGCAACAGTCTTCCCAACCCCTATAGCAACAACGCGGCGGGCGTCGGTCAAGCCGTATATCCTTGGCGAGGTCGTATCACCTGCTCGCCCTCTCGGGGGTTTACAGGCACTGTGGATAAAACTGCGGCAGCTGCTACGCAAGTCACCAACTTCCTAGGCACCGCAGACGCTACTGAGTTCGGCGGTTCGGCAGGCACTGTCAATTACACTGGTACCGCCGAATGGTCTTTTCGTCGCTTTATCCTTCACTACGCCGAGCTCTGTCGCCAGGTGGGCGGCGTCGATTATTTTTGCATTGGTACAGAAATGGTTGAGGCCAACCGAGTTCGCAGTGCTGCGGGCACGTTTCCTTTTGTTGATGGTCTTGTGTCTCTCGCTGCCGAAGTCGCGTCACTGCTTCCCTCAGTTAAGCTGGGGTATGCCGCTGACTGGTCTGAATACAATGGCTATCGTCCGGGTGACGGCAGCGATGATGTTTACTTCCACCTTGACCCGCTTTGGGCCGACAGCAATATCGACTTCATCGGCATCGACAACTACATGAAGCTGTCTGATTGGCGCGATAGCGATGCCCATGAAGACTATGGAGACGGGGCTGATACTTATGGCAATCCTAAAGGCGACTCGATCTATGATCTTGAGTATCTGAAAGGCCAAGTCGAAGGCGGGGAAGACTACGATTACTTCTACGCATCCACAGCTGATAGGGTTTCTCAAACTCGCACTGCGATCACCGACGGCACCTATAACAAGCCTTGGGTGTTCCGTCAAAAAGACATAAAGGGCTGGTGGGAAAATGACCACTATAACCGTCCAAGCGGTACAGAGAGTACAACGAAAACAGCATGGGTTCCCGAAAGCAAACCCATCATCATGACTGAATTTGGTTGCCCGGCAATCAACAAAGGCACCAATCAACCCAATGTGTTCTATGACCCAAAGTCATCGGAAAGCTTCGTGCCGCACTTTTCATCGGGGGGCCGCGATGATGAAATCCAGCGCCAATACATTCGCGCTTTCATGGAGTACTGGGAGGACAACTCGAACAACCCTGCATCGAGCGAATACTCTGGGCGAATGATCGACACAGACCGCATGTGCTATTGGTCTTATGACGCTCGACCATGGCCCACTTTTCCCAGCGACGGCGATGCTTGGGCTGACCAGGATAACTGGCAATTCGGTCATTGGATTAGTGGCCGTATTGACACAGTCTACATCCCTGACTTGTTGAAGCAGCTAGCCGAAGACTACAACGTAACTGCCGACTATGATTTCAGTGAAGCTTACGGCTCATGTGATGGTTTTGTGGTTCAATCGAAAACGTCTTTCCGTTCAACTGTGGAACCGCTATCTTCGCTGTTCATGTTCGATATTATTGAGTCCGGAGCTACGCTTAAAGCAGTGAGCCAGCAGGAGGGTCGTTCGATTGCGACAGTAACCCTCGACGACATCGCCGAAGCACAGTCAGGCAACGATGAGCCGGTCGTGCTAACGCGCTCGCAGTCGAGTGAACTACCCGTCGGGATGTCGGTCAAGTATATTGACATCTTCAAGGAGTATGAGATAGCCGCGGTGTCTCAACGCCGTGAGATTGTCGAAAGCGAGTCTGAGCCCTCTTCGGATACTCCTATCGTGCTTGACTACGCTCGAGCTCAGCAGATGATCGACCGGCTACTTTACTCGGCCTGGGCGAAGCGAACCGTTGGTGAGTTTGGCTTGCTTCCTGAGTATCTCTATCTCGAAGCTGGAGACGTTGTCACTGTGGACGATGGTAACTTCAATAAGCCCCTAAGGATCGAAGGTATTGCTGATAGCGGCTATCGTCAGATTACCGCGCGATCATTCGACCTCGGTATCTTTCAACCGGGTGGAGGCGCTTCGAGAACGCAAAGAGCCAATGACCAACCTGTGTCGATTGCGCCTATTGCTCTTTTCATGGACTTGCCCACACTGCGAAGCATCGACGTTCCCTATCGCCCAGATCGGAAGAGCGTCGTGTAGGGAAAGAGTGTAGA